ACAATTAACCCGACTCCTACATTTAACCCAGATAAGGGTTCTTTTAACACAAAGACAAGTATTCCACTTCAATGACAGAAGATCATTGCAGGATTATGGCAAATGGCGCAAAGATAGCATTGTGCAAATCTACATTAGAAGATGGACACGTGTGTAAAAATCTTGCTGTTAAAGGACGTGACTATTGCAAGTATCATGGTGGAAAAGCATTAGTAGGACCAGATAATCCAGCGTTTAAAAATGGTCTATGGTCTAAACAGCGACGTAGATTTTCGCAAGTTGCACCTAAGTTGTTATCACGCATAGATGAGTTGCGTGAAGATCCAGATCTCTTTTCATTAAAAGATGATGCTGCGTATCTGACAGCGTTAATGGATATACGTGCTGAAGCTGCAAGTAATGGCATATCAGTAGAGCACTATGAAGAGATAAAAGACCAGATGGCTGTATGTAAGGCCACTGTTGGGACTGATGAATTTGGCAAGGCATTTAAAGCTCTTGACAAAATGATCAGTGAAGGCATTGATGTTTATCGAGCAAGTCAAGATGTCGTTCAACTTATTGATAAGAGAACTGACATTGTTGAAGCTGAAGCTCGCATGATGCATACGAAAGCCTATACGTTAGAAGTCGATCAGGCATATAGTCTAGCCATGCAAATCCTAAAGATTGTGAAGGATTGTGTACGTGACTCAGCTACTCTTGAAGCTATAAAGATGGGGTTTGGCAAGTTATTAAAAACATATCAACAAGAAGATATACAGGATGCAGAAATCATAGATGAAGAATCAAGTATCGTCGCGCCTGACACCGCGTAGTTTAAAAAAGTTTGTTAGGCCAACTAAGCCATTAGCCGTTGCATTGCTTGAAGCAATGTCTGCTGAGATAGATACTGCCATAGAGTTAGGTGATTTTGATAGCGGTTTAGCAACAGCATTACCCGGACATGAACTAAGTTACGAAGATTGGCTCAAAGTGTATGCTCCTCATGCAGCATCATCAACACTCGGAGAACATCATCATAGGGCATGGCAATGGGCAGAAAATATTAGTCCGGGTAAATTTGGCCCAGCGCTAATTGAATGCTGGTTTCGTGGTGGTGGAAAAAGTACAACAATGGAACTTGTTGTTAGTCGCTTGGCAGTAAAGGCAACTCGTCGCTTTGCTGTATATGTATGTGCTACACAAGACATGGCTGATAGGCACGTGCAAGATATTGCTACTGCAATGGAGCGATGTGGTATTGAACGCGCTGTTAACAAGTATGGTTTTAGCCGTGGATGGAGTGCGTCCAAATTAAGAACCGCAAATGGATTTAACGTCTTAGCATTTGGGTTAGATACTGGTGCTCGTGGTGTAAAACTTGATCACTTACGTCCAGATATGATTATCCTCGACGACATTGATGAATTAGATGACTCTGTAAATGCTGTAGATAAAAAGATACGTACAATCACTCAGACTATTCTTCCCGCTAAAAGTACGGACTGTGCAGTAGTCTTTGTTCAAAACAGGATTCATGCTAACTCTGTAATGTCTCAGGTATTAAATGGTGATCTAGACATGCTACAAGATCGCATTCAATCGCCGATAGTACCAGCTGTAGACGGCCTTGAGTACACAACGTACGAACGTAATGATGGTCGCGTTGGTTACAAGATAGTAGCCGGAAAACCGACGTGGCAGCATAAGACTATAGAAGTATGCCAGCATGAAATTGATACCTACGGAATACTTTCCTTTTTAAGAGAGTGTCAACATGAGGTTGGTGTAGGTGGTTTATTCTTCCCTGAATTTCGTGAATACAACTCTGATGGAAAACCATGGCATGTTGTTGATCACATTGAGATTCAGCCTTGGTGGAGAGTATGGGCTAGTCATGACTTTGGTACAGGTGCTCCAGCATGTTTTCTTATCTATGCAAGCGATGACAGAGAAAATGTTTATGTGATTGGTGAAATGTATGAATCAGGTCTTGTTAGCAGCAAGCAAGCCGAGCGCTGTTTAGAACTACTTGAGAGTAAGAAGCTAGCGTCTCCTGTAAACATCAAGGTTAGAGATGGACAATGGAATTCTAAGCTAGAAGCTATTGCATTTGACTGGGCTAATACATTCCCACCAATGAAGGCTGAGGAACGAATTGGTGAATACCCAGTTGAAATCTGGTGGGAGCGTGGACTACCCGCAGTCCGCGCTGTTAAAGACCGAAAAGCTGGTTGGAGACGGGTTAAAGAATGGATTTCCGCCACAGACATAATTGATGGTTCACCAACGCCAAAACTAAGAATCGTTCGTGGCTCATGCCCTAATTTAATTAAACAGTTATCAGCAACAATGGCTCATCCACGTGATCCAGAAGATATTGATAGCGGAACTAAAAACGACCACGCAATTGATAGCTTTAGGTATGGAGTTATGTGGCGTGAATATCCGATCAAATGTCCTGAGTTAGAAGATAAAATGCCTACGTCGGAAAGACACGTCCCTAAGTGGTTAAAGAAAAAGGAAAATAATAACTGGATATGATTATCTGTTTAGTTATATGTAGTGTTATTGTGACATTGTGCTTGATGGCTCAAACGTTACTTATGTACGGCATCGTAAATCACTTGCGAGCTATACGTGACGAGCGATTACTCGTACAGAAAATAGTTTCAAATGAGAGGTGGATCTAATCATGTCTATAGACATTAATAACTTAATGCGAAGTGCATTAACGAAATCCGTAATGGGACAACAACCACGAGTCTCTGCTTTTGAAAAACCATCAGCCAACGGAACACCCGGAAGTTTTGCATTAAAAAGCGACGCTAAAGATAATCCAAAAAATTTAAACTTAGATCTGAACACAAAAGACTGGCGCGTTATTCCGAAAGACCAACCAGAAGAAGCTAAGAAAGTCACGTCGTTTATCAAGCAGCAATTTGATCTTGCTTATAGATCTCGACAAGAGATGGAACTTGAATGGGCTATGGCGACGGCGTTCTTTGAAGGTCGTCAATGGTTTCGCATAAACAGCCAAGCTCGTAATCTAGAAAGTTTACAGCACGAGTCCGAACCAAACCGCTATATGACTGTTAATAAAATGCGGTCATTAATTGATGGTGTTGTCGGTAAGTTGACTCAGTGCGCACCAGATTCCAATGCTGTCCCGATTAGTAACAACCCAGTTGATTTAATGGCTGCCGATGAAGCCAACTATATTGTCAATCACTACAACAGGAAGTTCGACAGAGAAACACAAACTAAGGAACGTGTTCGATGGGCATGTGTTAGTGGCACATCATTCTTAAAAGTATTCTGGGATGCAAGTCAAGAACAAGTTGTTCCGCAAATGGATGCATCAGGAACAGAGATTATTGGACACACAACCATGAAGGTTGGTGATGTAGTCGAGCAGATACTTCCAGCATTCGATGTTTACTTTGACCCAACAGCAAAGCGCGATGCCGATATTCGCTGGATGATTCATGCATCAGTCAAGCCATTGTCATGGTTTGTTGATAAGTATGGAGAAGATGGAAAGCTAGTCAAAGCTGATGGTCAGTCCGGCACTAACAGTAGTTATGTTGATGCGTACATTGACGGAAGTAATGGTAGCGGACGTGGATGGATGCCTCCATCTCCGGCAAACTTAACAAACCAAGATACTAAACGGCAAGCAGCCGTTGTGTATGAATACTGGGAGCGACCAACTGCAATTTATCCTGATGGTAGATATATCGTAAGCACAAACACATGTTTGCTTTACGCAGGAATTTGGCCATACAAGAAGAAGGACACGTTCCCGTTCATTCCGCTACGATGGCAACCACGTAGTGGGACTCCATATGGATACAGTCTAGGCTGGGACTTATGTTCATTGCAACTTACGTACAATCGCGTTTATTCACGACTAATTGAGCAATTTGAAAGTCAAAAGGATTACATTCTTGTTGAGAATTTAAGTGGAGTTGGTGCTGATGCATACGACAACACAAGTGACAGTATTGATGACAAGAATCGAATCTATCGTCGCATCAATTACAAACGTGGTAGTCATCCACCTGCTATACAACGAGCACCCGGCATTGGATCAGATCTATTCCCACTGCTACAAATGCTTGAGAAAGACATGATGGACGTAGCTGGCTTACATGATGTTAGTCAAGGCCAAGCTAGTGCAGGAACGCCAGCTGAATCCGTAAGGTTATTGCAGCGATCTGACAACACGCAGCATAGTTTTATACGAGCTGATATTGAGATTAGTGCATCTCGTATCAAAGAGTGGGAAGTATCACTGATAGAGCAGTTTGCCATTGTTCCATTTGTTGGAAATATTCAAGGCAAGATGCTTCCTCAAGATCAAATACGGCAAGGTGTTATGCGTTTTGACGCACTGCGTTCTGGTGGGCAATATCGCATTGTGTATATTCCCGGATCATCGATGGATGATAGCCCAGACCAGAAGTTGCAGAAACTTGTAGCCTTACGTCAGATGGGTGTATTTGGTGACCCAATGGATCCAGATACAAATAGGTTGTTCATTGAATTGGCGAATATACCTAATGCGTCACGTATCTATCAACATTTAGATCAGCAAGCTGAAAAGATGCAAATGATGCAACAACAACAAGCCCAGATGGCACAACAGCAAGCCATGATGGAAGCACAATCTAAGCAAGAACAATTTAACCCAGAGGTTGAGCAAGCCAAGGCACAGATCGAGATCCAGAAACAACAGGCAGTTATTCAAGCCAAGTTGGAAGCAGATATTTCACTTGCAGCTGCTAAGGCTGGCATTGAAGCTCAGCAAAATGAAGACTACGCAGTTACAGAATTAGGCAAAGAACAAGCAATGCCTAGTAATGAAATGAGTATGTTGCCACCACAAAGTGCGCAACCAGCTCAACAAATGTTGCCACAATTGGGTGCGCAACCGCCAGTTGAATCTGGCATGTTTTAAAAAGATAGAGGTATAGTATAAATGTCCGAAGAGATGGTGACACGAACCGCTGATTCGCCAGCAGCGGCAACGGGCAATGTTGGTGGTGCGTTGATTGATTTCGTTAGAGAATCGTCCGGTTCTAACGATAGTGGAGCAGGGACGTTAAACCAATCCGCAGAGCAATCTAACACATCGAGCGAGCAAGTAACGAGTGGTCTTGAGCAAACTTCTATTCAAGAACGAGTTAAAAGGCAA